TCATTTTATTCCAATACTCCGCTGTATAACCTTTATACTTCATGTCTTTTGGCGCTACGGGTACTTCTTTTTCGTTCGCTTTTGGTCTAAAACCTCTACTTCTAGCTTGTGTTGTTGTTATTTCAGTACCTAAACCCTTGTCTTTTTCAAATCTTTGATATGTTTTTCTCAACCATTTGTGTTGGCATCTAGCTCCGCCTTTATATAACCATATTGAGTATGTGTCACTACCTTTTTTACCAAAGCCAGCATTGACAGCCACGTTCTCCATCGCTACAATATCTTCTTTACGATAAACTTTCTTAGCTTTGACCATTTTTTTACAAAAATCTCTTGAGTTAGGACTGAACTTTTGTGGACTGTACATGTATCTAACCAAAAACTCAACACCAACTTCTCTAGACTGTTTGCTTGTTCCATCCTGCTCGCTATCTCTATATGGCTTAGCACTACCAGTACTTACAAACTCCCATATTTTAGAAAGTGTGCTTTTTTCTTTTGGCTTATTTAAGTCAGTTATAACCTCATCAAGTCCAGTCTCTTCTTCGTAATTAACTTCCCTCTCGTCTACTACCTCGTAACCTTTCAACAATTCCTCTTCATCTTCACCTAGATCTATTAAAGCATCTGCAATA